ATAACAACTCCGCGTTTTTGGGCAATATCAACACAGAATTTGAAGACCAATTCGCTAAAAAAGGCTTAAAAGCTGGCTCTGTTGTAAACGTCCGTAACCCTGTCCAATTTACTATTCGTGATGGTGCTGTCGCATCTATTCAAGATGTAAACGAATCCACTGTACCCGTAACAATGGAGCAGGAATTTGGTATTGATTGGGCGTTTAGTGATTACGACTTAAAACTAAGCATTGACGAATTTAGTAAGCGTTATCTTGAGCCTGCTGGTAAACGCCTAGCGGCTGAGTTAGATTTGCGTATTGCTACTCGTTTTTATCGTGGTGTTGCTAACTTTAGCGGTACACCAGGTACGCCAATCTCTACAGCTCAAGCTGTTTTAGATGCGGCTGTTTTGCTTGACAATGCGGCTTGCCCTCGCGATGATGCGCGTATGTTGGCATTGACACCACTTGCCAACAGTAAATTAGTTGGCGGTATGGCAGGGTTGTTTAATGACCAAGCCACTCAAGGCCGTCAATTAAAAACTGGTATGATGGCTACTAACTTGGGCGTTGACTTCATTATGAGCCAAAACTTGCCGACTCATACAGTTGGTGGTTTAGGTGGTACGCCGTTAATTAATGGGGCTAACCAAGGCTTAATCAATTCGGGTGCAACTGATAACCCTTACGCTTCAACTACTAGCTTGATTACTGATGGATGGACTGCTGCTGCTGCTAACCGTTTAAAACGTGGTGACGTATTCACGATTGCAGGTGTGTTTGCTGTTAATCCTGAAAACAAACAAAGTACAGGTGCGTTACGTCAATTTGTTGCGACTACCGACGCTGCGTCCGATGGTTCGGGTAATTTAACAGTGGCTATCTATCCTGCAATTATCGCAGGTGGTGCATATCAAAACGTAACAGCACGTCCTGCCGATAATGCTGCTATCACTATATTAACTGGTACAGCGTCAACAGCTTATAGCCAAAACATCTTGTTCCACCGTGATGCGTTTACGTTGGTTACTGCTGATATGGAAGTACCTAACGGTATGGACATGGCAGAGAAAGCAATGGCTGACGGTGTGTCTATTCGTTTTGTTCGCGGTTTTGATATTACCAACAACCGTCGTATCTGCCGTTTTGACTTGCTTGCAGGTTACGGTTTATTACGTCCCGAGTGGGCGGTTCGCGTAACTAACTAAGCCCTCCGAGCGCAAGGACGCGCGTCAATTTAGCATAGGTGTAACATGGTCACTGCTGATTTAATTCGCGCCACGTTGCGCTTAATTGGTGCTATATCTTCTAGCGAAACTCCAAACGCTGACGAATCAAGCGATGCTTTAGAAGCATTAAACTTGATGCTCGGCTCATGGAGTGCGTCTCGCTTCTTGTCTGCAAGCACAGGTAAAATAACCCACACTTGCAACGGTTCAACATCTTATACAATCGGTAGCGGTGGCGATATTGATACTACGCGCCCGACTTCTATTTATACAGCACATTGGTCGAATGGTGGCTTAGACTATCCGTTAACCGTGCTAGATTATGCCGACTATGAACAAATAGGCATTAAAAATATCGGTTCAATTCCAGAATATATTGTCTTAAAACCTAACAATCCTTTATCTACTATTTACTTATTCCCTGTACCTAGTAATGGCACATTAACGCTTGATAGCGTTCGTCCTGCAACTGATTTAACCTTAGCCGATGACTTACCCTACCCACCTGAGTGGATTCGCGCATTAAAGTATAATCTTGCTATTGAGATTGCGCCTGAGTTTGGCTTTAGTGTATCGCCCGAAATCGTAGCATTGGCCAAAGAATCTAAAGAGATTGTCCTACGCTCAATGGTTACAATACCATTAGCCAAGTTTGACCCCCTGCTTGGTTGTTCAAAAAAAGCAGGTAAGTCTATTTTAGGAGGGTGGGAATATTGAAATTCAATTTTCTAGGCGGCCAACATAAAGGCTTTAGCCCTAATCAAAACACACAAGAAACGGTTAATATGTTTCTTGAAGTTGACCCGTCCGAAGATAACAAGCTCACTTTGTACCGCGTTGACGGCAAAGTAGCATTTTTAACACTACCCACTACACCTATTTATGCAATGTCTGAGTTTAGGGGCGTACTTTATGTCGTGGCAGGTGCAACACTCTACAAAGTATTAAATGATTTTAGTTATACAACAATCGGCGCGGTTGACCTAGATTTTGACACAACAATCGCGGCAAACAATGGCGGCCAAGTCTGTTTTAATAGTGGTATAACAAACAAGGCTTATGTTTATAACACTAGCACTAGCACACTAACACAGATAACAGACCCTGATTTTTTTGGCTCACCGCGTGTTGATTATTTAGATGGCTATGGTGTTTTTATTCGCCCTAATAGTCAACAATTCTATGTTTCAGCATATAACGACTTTTTAACCTTTGACGGCCTAGATTTTTCGTCTAGTGGCAGCGACCCTGATAACCTAGTAACAGGCATTGTTGACCATCGAGAGCTTGTGCTATTCGGGCGCAAAACTACATCATTTTGGTTTAGCGTAAGCGGCTCTGATTTTTCCCTTGCAAGGCGCGAAGGCGCAGAGATGGAAGTCGGCTGCGCGGCTGCTTTGTCGGTGGCTAAACTAGACAATACTGTATTTTTTTTGGGTAGCAATGCTTACGGTACAGGCTTGGTTTATAAGCTAAATCAATACACGCCACAGATTATATCTAATCGCGGCATTGAGTATCTAATCAGCACTTTTGAGCGTGTAGATGATGCGAGAGCGTACACATACCAAAAAGGCGGCCATAGTTTTTATGTGATTACATTCCCGACTGCTAATAAAACGCTTGTCTATGATGCGTCAATTCAAGACAATGATTTAGCTTGGTCTGTGCGTGAAACGTACGGTCTAGGTAGAGATAGAGCGTCATGTTATGCGTTCGCGTTTGGTAAACACTTGGTAGGTGACTTTGTTAGTGGTGTTATTTATGAGCTAGACGAAAACACGCACACAGACGCAGGATTACCGATTGCGTGGAGTAGAACCACAAGTCATATTATCAGTGATTATAAGCGCGTTAAACATAAAGAAGTCGTGCTTAACTTTCAAACAGGCGTGGGTTTAGAAGATGGTAGTGAACCTTTAGTTTATCTGACTTATAGTGATGACGGTGGCCATAGTTACATCACGCCAAGAGAATCAAGTTTAGGCGTTATTGGGCAGCGTAAAAACCGTGTCATGTGGTCAAGGCTTGGCAATTCACGCGATAGAGTTTATAAAGTATTTGGTAGTGAGCCTGTTAAAACCGTGCTTGTAAGCGGCTATATTGACGTAGAGAAGGGTAAAATATGAGCAAAGTACCTTCACCACTTACGCTGGATTTAACTAATACTAGGGCTTTTAAAACGTGGCTCTATGGTATTTGGCAATCTATTTTTTTTGTCGCTCCACACGTTCATATTTCGACAATAACAACAAAAACACTTAAAACAGGCAACGGTACGCTTAAAAGCATTTGTATTAACATTAAAAGCACAGGTTCAAGCGTCTGCAATGTTTACGACAATACGAGCGCAACAGGTACACCTATACTCACGCTAGACACCGATGTAAATTATGGTGAGCTAACGTATAACATAAATTTCACAACAGGTTTAACGGTTGACGTTGTCGGTGGCACGGCTGCTGATTTGTTGTTAGTGTTTACCTGATATTTATGCTATAAATAGTGGTATTTACTGTCGTGATGACAGCAAGGGGGATTTATGGGCTTTCACAGCTTTTTTAGAAAAATAGATGACCAAGTGCGAGGCGTTGCAAGCGATGCTGACGACTGGCGACGCGATAACCCTGTATTGTCTGCAATGATCCCTTTCACTCCAGAAAACAGCGCATTGATGGGTGCAGGCGGTGCTTTACTTGGCGGCGGAATGGCGTTAGGTGGTTTAGGTGCTGGCGGCGCGGCTGGTGCTGCTAGCGGAGCTGCGGCGGCTGGCGGAGCAACAGGAATGAGCTTAGGAAATACATTGCTAGGCTTAGGATCAATTGGTGCTGGTTTATATGGTGCCAATCAAGCTAAAAAAGGCGCACAAGCACAAATTGAGGCTGGTGATCGTGCTGCATTATTAGAGCAACAATCAGCCGACAAACAACTTGCGTTACAGCGCGAGATTTGGGAACAACAACAAAAAGACCAAGCACCGTGGCTCCAGCAAGGTCAACAAGCTATCGGCAGACTAGGCGATTTAATGAAGCCTAATGCTGATACGTCTGCAATGCTTAAAAATGACCCATCATATCAATTCAGATTAAAACTAGGCCAGCAACAATTAGACCGCAATAACGCGGCTAGTGGTATGGGTTATAGTGGCTCACAGTTAAAAGCGGCTCAAAACTACGGTCAAGACTTGGCTAGCACCGAGTTTGGAAACTATTACAATCGTTTGGCGGGTTTAGCGAGCGGTGGACAACAAACAGCACAGTCATTAGGCGGCATGGGTGGCCAATACGCATCGGCTGGCAGCAACACATTGGGCAATCTATCCAACGCACGAACAGGCATTTTAGGCCAACAGGCCAATGCTAGGGCTAGTGGTTATGCGGCTAGCGCAAATGCGTTTAATCAGGGATTAGGAAACATGATTGACATTTACGGCATTAGCAAAAAATATGGTTAGGTGATATATGGCTTTTCAAATTGACCCAAGAATCCCTTTGCAGGCGTTGGCCAACCCGATAAACATTGGCGACTCTTTCGCTAAGGCGCAAACTTATCAAGCAAATGCGCTTAAATTGCAACAATTACGCGATGCTTATGATGCTGAGAAAGCCGATAGATTGCGTCAAAAACAAATGCGTTCAGGTATTCAAGCAGATATTGAGCAAATACAGCGCGGCATTCCTGCTCAATACTCCCCTTTACAATACCAACAAACACCGCAAACAGGTCAAATGCCTAACGGTATGACAGGCGTTTTAGCTAACGAGCGTGGACAAAATATGCCACAGCCTCAAGCGTTTGGTGAGGATATTTTGTCGGGTAATTTTAATCTTAATCGCGAAATGGTTGCGCCTGCACAAGAGGGCAGACAACCTACACCTGAAGAATATGTACAAATACTTGCTAAACAAGCCATGATGTACGGTGATGAGAAGTCTGGATTTGAGGCGTTAAAATTAGCGGCTGAGTTAGAGAAAAAGAAAGGGCTAGGCACTGAGTATTTTGGCGGTTTAACTGCGGCTGTTGATGAAAGTGGAAATCCGACATTCTTAGCAAATACAAAAAGCGGTGTTGTGCCTGTCAAAGGGTATGCGCCACCACCTAAAGAACAAACGCCTAAAGCCGTCCCTATTATGGTTAATGGTGTACCAAAAACTGTAAAAGTCCCTGCTACTAATGAAGTTAAGATTTTGATGAGTGACGGTTCTTTAATGAGCGGGGGGAGTATTCCTGTTATTAGAGAAAGTAACGAAAATAAACCACAACAGTATTTTGCAAATGATGGATTAACAGGGTATGCGTTTTTAAATACATTACCACCACAAGACAAAGCTAGGGTTCAAGCAATTATAAGGGGTGATATGCCATTCCCTTCAACAACGGCAATCCGTAGAGACCCAAACATGGCGCGATTTGCTGAGGCTGTTTTTAAAGCAGACCCTAGTTATAGCGACATGAAATACACAAACAAAAAGACGGCTGCAAAAGCATTTCAACCAGGGCAAAAATTAGGACAGTTAATTTTGTCTAATGCTTCAGCGCGTGGCCACATGGATGTATTGCAAGAAGTCTATGATGCAATGACAAACAAAGATATTAAACGTCTTAATGAATTTGCAAACTATTTTAAAGTGCAAACAGGTGGCGCACCCGAAGCCACTTTTGATGCAATCAAAGGTGTTATTGGCTCTGAGATTATGAAGTCAATTGTGCCAGGTGGCGGTGGAGTTGTCGAGCGTGAGGAAATCAGAGATACATTGAGCAGAGGGTATTCGCCTGCTCAGTTTATGAGTGTCTTGAACGGCTATCGTGCTTTGATGCAAGAACAATATGATAATATGCACCAAGACTATAAAAGAATGGAATTACCTGAGCATCAATGGCCAACATACAAAACTCATGCTGAGAAAATGAAAGAACACGGCAAAAAGGAAGGCGGCAAAGACCCCTACGCATCAACAAACGGTAAAGACCCTAGACGTGATAAATATTTGCTAAACCACAAAGCGTTAGTAGATGCTAAAGATTATGAGGGTGCGAAACTACTAACCGAATTGTACAATAAGGGGGCAAAATGAGCGAATTAGACGATTTTACCAAAGCCAGATTAGCAGCTAAACGCCCGAATCAAAACGCAGTTACTGGCGGTAGTATGATGGATGACTTTGTGGCAAAAAGATTAGCCAAGAAAGAAGTACCATCAAACACAGCTGTTGCAGCGTCTTCATTGGCGAAAGGTGTTGCTGCTATCCCAGATATGTTTATAAATGCTGCGCCTAACTTAATCGGCTTAGGTATGGCTGGTACAGGTTTTGTATCTAATGAATTAGCCGATGTTGTTGGGCGTGATAACACACTAGGCCGTTATCTATCTAAAGTTAATGAATTAGCAAATAAAGGTTTAGAAAATTTTGATTATGCTCCGAGTGTTGCAAATAAAACATTAAGAGCGGTTGCTCCTATTGCTGACCCTGCAACCGAAGGCCAACGGGTAATGGATTGGGGACTACAAACAGCTACAGGTACTTTATTTAATCCTTCTGCTGGTGCGGTAGGTATGGCTAAAAATGCGCTTAAACTTGGCGCGGCTGGTACTGTTGGTGGTGTTGTTGCTGAAGAAACAGGTAATCCATTGTTAGGTATTGCTGCTAGTATTGCCGCACCAGTGGCAGCAAGTGCGGCTGCGAGTCGTTTAAGTCGTATTCCTCAATCAGTTACAGCAACAGGGCGCGAAAATGTAGCAGGTCGTCAATTATTAAACTCTGTTGCTGACCCACAAAAAGCAATAACAGCATTAGAAAACGCACCACGGCCAACAGTAGCAAGGTCTAAGGCAACCACAGGCCAAGTTGTTGCTCAACAAACAGGCGATACAGGACTTCTAAAGGCTGAGGATGTTATGCGTCAACGCTTAGGCGTGGCTGACGAGATTAACCAACGATACACGGCCAATGCTGAGGCTAGACGACAACAATTATTAAGAATGATGCGTGACCCTGATTCTGCGCCTAATGTCGTTAAAATGGCGCGTGATGAGATTAACAATTTAGCGCAAAAACAAGCACAAATGACCAATGAGGCGGCACGTCAGCAACAAACATCAATGCTTAATTTAGGTACAACAACAAGCGCGGACGATGCGGCTCAACGATTGGCGGCAGTTAGTGACCCGATTGTAGCGGCTAAGAAGTTGGATATTAGTAATAAATTTGATTCAATCGACCCATTTGGCGAAGTAACAGCCTTACGGATTCCCGCGAAAAGAATCGAAAGTATTTTAGATGATGCTTACGGTGGTTTGTCGGTTGGTCAAGATAACAAGGTGCGTACAGCATTAAAGTTAATTAACGAGGCTGCAGGTAAAAATAAAGCAGCAAAAGATATTCCTGAGTTAAACGCTATTCGCCCCGAAGTGCCAAAGCTGCCTACGTTTAACCGTACGCAAGTTAATCCACAGCTAGATGATATGTTGACGGCTGTTGCCAAGTATGGCGGCATTAGCAGGGCTGAGGCTGCAAGATTGGGTATTGACCCTAAGATGTTAAATATGCGCGGCATGGGTGGCTTAGTACCATTCCCAAAAACTGGCGGCATGACTTCTGACGAGATGATGACCCGATTACAGCAAGATGGTTATCCAGTCGATTTGTTAGATGATGCTTTGCAAGGTTATAAAGTTTATGCACCTCAAGGCCATGAGCTTATGGCGGCTCGTGCTAGTGCTGAGCGTGATTTGGAGTTGTTTAACGAGCAACTAAAACTTAATCCCGATTTGCTTGGTTCAACTATGAGTTATAAGCAAATGCGCGAGATTGAAAAGCGCATTGGTGAAATGCAGCGCAAGGCATATCTTGATGTAAATACAACTGATACTGATAAGAAGGTATTAACCCAATTAAAACACTTAATTCGTGGCTCTATGGATGACGGTGTAAAGAATGGTAATGTACCTAAAGATATTTATGATAATTATAAAGCTGCGGTAAAAGCTCATGCTGAGTTTAAACAACAGCATGACCAAGGCGCGGCGGCTGATTTGTTAATGAATGGCTATGAGCGTAGAGGTAAGAATCTTGCTAGTGTACCAACTAAAATGCTTTCAACTCGTGAAGGTTTGGATTCGTTTAAGAAGGCGTTTGGTAGTGAAGCCGAGGCGCGTCAAGCGTTAAGCGATAGACTTGCCACAACATTTAGAGAGTCTGTTTTAATACCATCAACTGGTGGCACTAAATCGGGTTGGCAAGAGGCTGCTATAAAATGGCAAAACGCTAATAAACTGGCTCTTGATGAGTTTCCAAACTTACGCGCTGCTGTTTCTGATTCAATTCGTAAATCTAAAACAGTGGATGAAATGGCAACGCGATTCAAGGCTGACACTGAAAAAATGCTTAAAGGCGGTGGCAGATTATTTGACAATCAAAAAGACCCTAGCGCGGTTATTGACTCGTTTCTTGCGTCAAAATCACGTCTTGCTGATAGTCAATTTATTGTGAAAATGGCTAACAATTCGCCACAATTTAAGACTGCTTTGCGCGGTGCTATTGCTGAGAAAGTGTCGGGCATGACTAACGCCAAAACAATCGAATTTATTGAAAATAAGGCTAATCGTGAACTAATCAAAGGATTGTTCGGTGATACAGTTCTTAGGAAGTTTGACCGTGTTTTGATTGATGCAAAACGTGATGCAATAAGTATTGGCGGCACAAACTCTGCTACATATGGGCGCGGTGCTACTGATAAGATAATGAATCAAAGTATATGGAAGCTAGACACGGCAGGAGGGACGCTAGGTGCAGCTCTTGGTGCGTTACTTGGTGGTGGTGTAATGGGAACAGTAGGTGCAGCGGCTGGCGGTGCGTCAACAGCGCATTTAGTTAAAATGATGAACATGAAGCAAAACGCGACAACAGCAAAGGCAATGCTTGACCCAAAATATGGTGCTGAGTTATTGAAAAAACAACTTGCGCCTACTCCTTATAAGGCAAATTCATTGGGTGCGCTTATGAAGTACACAGCTCCGTCAACTATACCATCTCAAAATGAGGACAAAAAATAATGGCTTACTCACTCTCACCTTGGCTCAAGCCGCGCTTCTTTATCACTGGCACGAATCGCCCACTTGCTGGCGGTTTGATGTACACCTACAAAGCAGGCACAACAACACCCGCAAAAACATATAGCGATGACGCAGGCACAGAAAACACTAATCCGATTCAGCTTGATAGTGATGGGCAATGTGATTTATATCTTGATGATGCTGTCAGTTATCGCATTATTTTAAAAAACAGTGCAGGCGTGACGCAGTTTGACAAAGACCGCATAGCCAGTCTTGGCTCAACACAAGTACAGTCGTTTGATAATATCGCGGCTTTGCGATTGCGTAGCGGCACGACAATCGCTAATGCCGCTAAAACGCTAGGCTATTATTCTGCGGGTGATGGTGGTGCTAATGCTTTTTATTGGGATGGTACAAGCGTCGCTACGGATAACGGAGGCACTATCATCAAACCAACGAGCGTTAGCGGTGCAGGTCGTTGGCTAGCTGTCAACTCTGTCGAGGTGAACCCTTTACAATTTGGCTGTTATGGCAATGGAAGCAATGACGACACTGTAGCAATGAAAGCCATGTTATCTTGTGGAGCGTCAATTTTTGACTTTCTCGACAAGACTTACAAAATCACGACGACAAACGGTGCAAGTTTTTCGAGTTTTACTTCAAAAACAAAACTGACAATTAAGGGCGAAGGCGCGTTATTAGTTGACACGACTACACATACATCGGATGGATTAACCACTCTTTTTAGTCTGGACGCTTGCTCTAATGTTGATATTTACGGCGTAAATTATAAAGGCGAGCAATTAGTAGCCCCTTCTGACCCAACAAATGGTATTGGTTACAAAGGTGCGACTTTTGTTAATCTTAAAAACGCTTGCTCAAATGTTAACATTTCTGCGTTCTTAACCGATGCGCGTTACGGTGTTCGCTCGGGTGATTACTCAACAGCAAGCGAAGGTTATAGCTGCAATCTTAATCTCAACATCATAAGCTTACGAGTCGGCTACGCGTTCGCTTTATACTTAGCTCAAGACTTTAAAATCTATTCATACAGTGTTGACGGCCACAGAGCAGTTTATTTAGCAGGTTGTCAGCGTGGCGAAGTAGATGCTCACGTTAAAAACCAATACATCGCGCCAATTCAGGTTTTATTGACTGATGCAAAAACGGGTACAGGAACAAGCCGTGGATGTGCAAATATCAATACTACTGTGCGAGACATGGGCAGCACTACATTTGTTGCTAATAGCTGGCTTTGCGGTATTGCTCCAAGTCGTGTTGATCCTGGCACAATTTACACTGATTTAAACTTTCATGTTTATTTAAAGTCAACTGATACAGTAGCATCGACGATTGGCGCGTTTGTTATCATAGGTACTGCGAAAGCTTACCAGCCGAGTTATCCGTATAATTGGGAACAAACCATCTATTTGAAAAATATCAGTGTGTCGGGACTAATTGATAGAAGTGAGCAAACAACATCAACACATGGGTTAGGTGAAGTTTATATTAGTACAATCGACACAGGAACACACTACGCAACATCAAGCGGATTTAGCTTTAATCAGCTAAAAATAATCAATGGTACAGGCTCAAACCCCCGTGGCTTGTATTTTTTGCTTGATGGTTTGACCGACTCTTGCGCGTTCAATCAGTGTGATTTTGGCAACTACGTGCTAGAATGCCGCGCACCAGTAACAGGCTGGCCTGTAGGATTTATTTTTAACGACTGCAACACTATCACGCGCACAACTTCAGATATTGTCAGCGCAGTACCGTTTGCTTTTAATAACACAAATATCAGTGATTTAACTCAACCACTCGCCTACTCAAAAATGAGTAATGCTACTGTTAAATCGGCAGGACTGAGAACAATCACAGTAGTTAAAGACATTGCATTAACAGGTGCTAGTGTGTCGTTTACTTCGTTTATTCCTGCGGGGGCAACGGTGCTTGGAGTGAGTGGTATTGTCACAACAGCAATCACAGGTGCGACTGGTTACACTGTCGGAGTTGCTACTGCGCCTGATCGTTATGTTAATACAAACACGCTGACGCTAGGCTCTACTTTTACCCCTAACAGTCAATCGGCCGCTGAGGTATCGCCGCGAACTTACCCGTCACCAGCTACTGACATAGTGGTGACAGCCAAAACCTCAAATTTTACGGGAGGAGCATTAAGAGTTGCGTTGACGTACACAACAATTAGCGCGCCAAGTCTGTGATATAAAATCGGTGTACTTATTTCAGCATTTGCAGTTAAAACAACAACTTGCAAATGCTGAAGTGTGTTTATACACAGCAGTTAATCGACTAAATCTGAGTTTATATACCACATCACCTAATTAAATTATTTCGCATAACACAAAGTTTATAGTGTTCTGAGGGCATAAAATACTTATGAATAATTACAATGTAGCTCAACGCATTAACGCACAAGTCAATGCGTCAGTCACTTATAAAACCGACTTAGATCAGTACGGAACGCCTGAGCATTGGTGTTTACCCACTAATTTTGGTGACTGTGAAGATTACGCGCTACTCAAGCGCAAATTATTGCTAGAGCAAGGGTGGCCAAGTGACAAATTAGGCTTGTGCGTGTGTTATATGCCTGATGGTCAAGGACATTGTGTGTTGTGGGTCGATACAGACAAGGGCAGTTTTATTTTAGATAACAATTACAACTGGCCAGTGAATCCTGTTGATTTACCGTACAAATGGGAGTCGATGTTATGCAATGGCAAATGGTTAAAGTTATTGGCTTGGCAGTAATGCTATCCGCTTGCACGACAAGCAACACACTAAAACCCGTTCTTGGCGATGAGTCTTAT